CACTCAATGGCACTCTGATGTTTTTCTCCACCCATGCCAGCGCCTTATCACGCTCAATGGCGTTAACCCGGTCGCATTTTTCCTTCGACAGCTTCATGCCAGGAATAACAGGCTTACCATCCACCCGGGTGGCTCCACGGCAGATGGTCCAGATCCCCGCACCATCACGGTATGCCGTGGTGTGGTTACCTTCCTTTTCATCCAGAAACTGGTCGAGAATGTCAGGCGCAGGCGCACCAGCGGCAATCAGCGCCAGAACGGCAGCCGACAGGCCGTATTTGATTTTGGTGTTCATGGATATATTAAATATTCAGCCGCTGTCCCTGGCCCACTAAATACGCACTTTAAGATAAGTCAGCCCCGGATGAAGCCAGTAAGCCGGCACTTTTTTAAAGGGTGGAGTATTAAAATCACGAAGAAGAGCCTCCCGCACAATTGCATCTTTATCAGCACCACTGGCCAGCGCTTCAATCTCAGCGGCTACCTGAAGATATCCCATGCAACGGCCAACGCGCTTCATCAGCCCCTGCTTTTTATTGTTCTTCAGGTAATCAATGGCAAATTCAATGAGCTCCTCACTGTGCTGGTGCGATGGAGGTGTTACTTTCCCATTTTCTGAGATGGTTATTTTCCCAGCATCACCGGATACAACAAAGGATGGCCGGTTACACTCCCATTCCAGCTCACTGAAATTATCATTATGAATACTGAAACACTCTGCGAGATTTCTGCTCATCACTTTCCGACAATAATCGTCAAACGCAGCAAACTGCTTTTCATCGCCAGAAGGCACCAATATCGACCATTTCTTATTCAGCTCAACGACGTAGCTCTCCAGTTTTTCAATACGTGATTCAACATCATCTTTTTCTGACCGCAGTGTTGACGGCGGCATCTTCAGAGAACAAGTAATTCTTCCCGGTAGCTTTCCTTTGTAGGTTATCAACACATCCTGCGCCTCTAAAATTACGGGGCGCTTTTCCGGCAACGGTTCGTTCCATTCACATAACCCGGCAGCAACATCCATGAAAAACTGCTTCGCCTGCTTTTTCGCCTCAGCTTCGTAAAACTCCAGCGTGGCACCTTCAGTACGGTCAAGACTAATCGCCACATCTGGCAACAACAGCGACGCTTGCCCGTCACCTTCCGGCTTCACAGTAACAGTAACCTTATCCCCGTAATTATTTATCCCCTTAACAACCAGTTCATATTTTTTATTCATCACTTTACTCTCCCCGCGCCGCCTTACGCCGGTCCTCTTTGATTTTGAAATACAGGTTAGTCAGGTACGTCAGCAGCCCAAACAGCAGACTCCCCAGCACGCCTATTGCCGCCCACTGAGACGGGGAAACCCTGTCCAGCAACTGCAGGAACCAGTAGCCCGTTCCCACCGCTGACGTGGTGTATGACACACCTGTTGTGATTTTTTCCATCTGGTACATACCCCGTCTCCCGTTATCCGGAAGCTCACAACAATATAAAGACCACCGGCACACACCGATGGTCCCTTGCGCAGGCTTACATCATCATGTCGCTGTCAGGTGTGGGTTCACCGCCATCTGAAGCACTCCCGTCACCCGCGATACCTTCCGGCTCCGGAACCGCTGGTACGCCCAGCAGCTCATCCAGAATGGCATCCACTTCTGCATCAAGACGCGACTCAAGGTTCTGGCGGAGTTTCTGTTTCAGTGCGCTCAGGACTTCTTCAGAGCGCAGGACTTCCTTCACTGCCTCAGCAGTGACCAGGGATGTGATTTCTGACATGGGATTTTCTCGTTGAAAGGTGTTGTCAAGAAAGTGACTACGGAATGAGCGGATCTTCGGGTTTGCTTCCGGCTGACTGACTGGCGCTGATTCTCTCAGCGGCCCTTTTATCAATCTGCCTGCGCCAGAAATCGCGCACTGCCCTGTACCCACCCGAAAGAAGATACATAACACAGACTGCCATACAGAAGTACAGCATTACCTGATGAATAAATGTCATAATTTCTTACCGTTATGGTTGACAATGAGAACTGTTTTCATTTAGAAATGATTGATGTCGAAAGCATCTTTTCTTTACATTCTCCATTGGGATTACCTCCGCCAGCTTCCATTCCTGCCGCTGGCGGCCTTTTTTTATCATGCCGCAGCATCCGCGTTGTTCACTTCCACCTTCACACTGTCAATCAGCAGCGTATATGTCGCCGCCTTTGATATGCCTGTCAGTTGCAGTTTGTCCGCCGCCCCTGATGCCGGAGATTTCACCAGTGTGAACGGCGTCCCCCGTTTCTCATCCAGTACCGGCGTCACCTGAATGCTGTTGTTTCCGGCAAACTCAAAAGCCAGTGTGTGCCATCCGTTATCAAAGACCCCGAACGTATCCAGCTTCGCATTCGGCTTCTTGTGGTGCATCGCGTTCAGGTTCGTCGCATCCGTCTGCAGGAAGAAGGACATCAGCATGTCGTTGCCTTCCTCTGCCAGCGTCACTCCCTCCGGCAGGGACGACAACTGCCAGTAAATGCCCAGGGCAAACTGATTCGGCACCAGTGAACCCGGCAACTTAAACCGTACGCTCACACGTCCCCCCTTCTTCAGTAACTCCACTCCCTGTCCGGCTGCATCATGCTCCAGAAACCAGATGTGGTTTTCCGGTTTATTCAGTTGCAGGGCCTTACCTCCCGTAGCCCCCGCATCACTGACCACCGCTTCAGCAATGTTTTTGTTAACATTGTCTCCGCTCGCCGGTTTGTGATAATAGCGCCAGCCCTGTGATGCCAGGTCTTCGCCGGACGCCAGCAGACTCATCAGGGTTCGGTTACTGACCGGGGCTTCCGGCTCTCTCTCCGTACCTTCACCGGAAGGTCCGGTGGGCTTCACCGTATCAGGCTGTTTTCCGGTAATGAATTCAGCGTTTCTCCCGGCATGCACAAGAATCGCCGTTGCCAGACGGTCGGAAATAATCCCACGACGTGCCCATGATCCAAAATGCGTTTTACGGTCAGCCGTCGTCCAGGTTTTGGCGTCCGTTCGACCACCGGCTCCGTAATACCCAATATCCGCAACATCCGGATCTTCTGACGGCTCGTTGGTACCCACATTTCGCCCGTTTTCATCCGTCATAAACGGCACAAAGAAGATTTTTTTTGCGGATTTCGTCTTGTATGCACCATACACCGCATCGTATTGCGAAGAATAAGTCTGCTTCCAGTAGTAGGTCGTGTCGCCACAAATCCAGGGAACCGATGACGGAGAGCCCCCGAGACACTGACCTCCGAATTCCGACAGGTCAGAACGATATTTTTCCACCATGGAATCAAACAGCCCCGGCTGAGTGGCGTATGCACCCTGTTTCAAATCAAACTCGCCCTGCATCCAGACCACTGCAAGCAGAATATTTTTAGGGTTGGCCTTCAGTGCGGCCTGAGTACGGGTAAGCAGGTCCTTGTACAGTGGCTTATCTACACCCCAGCGTGCCGAGGTCTCGCTTGCGCCGGTGGATTCGCTGAAGGTACCTTCATCGCCCGCCAAAAATGCAGAACCACCACGGCAGCACGGAACCAGAAGAATACCGGCATTCGCCGGAATAAACGGCAACAATTTCTTCGCGATATGTAATCCCTGCCCCACGCATCCATACTGAGCTGCGCTGGCTTTCGGGTGTGAAAACTTACTCAAATCCTGAACATCATGCAGGCAGTGGTCCGCAGGAATAATGTCATTGTAGTTACAGGACGCACCACCCGGCGTGACAGTGCTGCGACGCGCCAGCTGTTTAATACGCGGGTCCGGACGGTCATATGTCTCCGGCAGCGGAAGCCCTTCACCATACGCCATACCGTTTGACTGCCCGGCCAGGGCAACAACAAAGTAATACTCCGGGTTGCTGGTGGTGCTGATAACTGCGCCTTCTCCATCCGACGGCTTCACCACCACAGGTGTGGTGACATTACCTTCTGCGACAATCGCCTGAATAAGTGCTGCGCCATCATCCGTGTACGAAGAAAACGGCCCGCCGTATGGTTGCCATCCTTCACGAATTTTTTGAGCAAGCGCATCCGCAAGGTCTGACGGCGATGCCGCCCTGACCACATCGTAGTGTTTAAATGCCATGAATCCTCCCGGCCGGGATAATATTGTGAGTCAGATAAGGAGCAGGCTGAAGTCCGGAAGTTACAGGACAATGGCAGAAGAGAGACGACAGCCCGCAATTCGAAAAAGACCGCGCAGTTGCGCAGCCTTATGAATTCTGGTTAAAATCCATTCGATTATAAAAATGTATATCTCATGCTGTTGCCCGAACCCACTCGGGCTTTTTTTTGCCCACAAGAAAGCCCCTCCGGAGAGGGGCTAAAGCCGCGTATCTGTATCATCATGCACATGATGCCGGGTGCCTCCCGGTGAGTTCAGTATCAGCACCTGAACCCGCACAGAAAGGATAAGGGTCGGTGACAAAACACCAGTTGCTGATTGCCCCTCCGCACAGGGGGATTCACCATGCCAGTTTCTTTTAACAAACTCCCCGCAAACCAGACAACAGTCAACCGCCTGAATTGTGAGGTATTTAAAAATTTCTCCAGATAACTGATACCCGGCTAACAGTCTGGCGTTTTCTTTTTCAGCAACGGGAAAGCAACAACCACCACACCCACCAGCCGCCCATTTACCACAAATAAAAAAGCCTTCAGGACTGAAGATGTCTGTAACAACCAAACTGATAGTCTGCCAGACCCGCCATAACAAGCTGGGTCAGTATTAACT